GGGAAGATATCGAGAATATCGCACTCACAAAAAAAGGAGTTGATGACCTAACCGTCGAAATGCAAGAAGTGAAAGGGCTACTGAAAAACCAGTACCGGAAGTGCATGGATCATTTTGCCGTTCAGGATGCCGAACTCGCAAAATTAAAGGAGTGCGCCACTACTGAGAAGGCAGTTCAGACATGGAAGGATGCGATATTCAACAAAACAACGGCGTTTATCGTTTTCGTAATTGCGATTATTGATGCATCGATTCGGTTCTATCCTTGGGGGAAATAATGGTCGAGATCAAGGGGATGACACAACTCAAAAAGGCGTTCGGCGATCTCGGTAAACAGATGCAGAGAAACCAAGAGACGGCTCTGAAACTCGCAGCCAATGAATATAAGAACGACGTTCAAGCCATCGCACCTTACGACACCGGCACTCTCCGGCGTTCAATCCATGTCGAACCGAAAACGGGATCTGTAAAAGACGGCGAAGGCAGGGCATACGTTCTTGTCGGCACGGATCTCCCGTACGCTCGCAGGCTGGAGTTCGGTTTTGTCGGACCGGACAAACTTGGCAGAGTCTACAACCAAGCGCCCCGTCCGTACTTCCGTCCACCATTGGACGACAACTTCGAGAAGTACAAGAATATCTATCTGGCAGCGATGGGTGAGAGCCTTGCGTGATATTGTCCTGGCAGTAATCACCCGCCTTAAAGCAGATGCAGCGATTATTACGGCAGTTGGTACGCGAGTGTATCGCCGTAATCTGCCAGCATCCCCTACATTCCCGGCGATCACTGTAACCAGAATCGACAAAAAGAGAGACCGAAAGACCAGCACGATCCAGACCGCACGGGCTCGGATACAGTGCACGGCATGGGCAACAGATGACGGCACGGCAGAGAACCTGTCTGAATTGATCATCGATTGCATGGAAATTGAAAACACCATGTTAACGGCGGGCACTAAGAAAGTTTACGTCGTTAGTAGTATCGACGGGGGCAGTACCCCAGATGAGAATACGGATCTCGTACCTCCGTTATACATGGATCATCGTGATTTGATGATTTTGTACGGCAACAGATGAACAAAAAAGAGGAGAATTAGAAAATGTCAGAAGAAGCACAGTCAACCCTCAGGATGAACCTCCTGATGGACGGTATCGCAATCGGAGAGTTGTTCGATCCCACTCTCCCGGATGCAACGGCAGAAGTCAAAGAAACCAATGCACAGAACAACATCGGAGGGATTGGAACCTCCCTGGTAACGTGGATCAAGCACGGAGAGATGACGTTCAAGGTGTATTACACGGGCAGCGCCATTCAGGAGACGCTCCGAACGGAAATCTATGACCGGGAAATGCACAACTGGACGGTCGTTATGCCGACAACCTTCCACGGCGGCGGGCATTGTTTCACGTTTGTCGGACAGTTCACGAAGAGCGCCCCGGTCGTAAATGGCAGCGACCCGGCAACGATTGAGTTCTCGGTAACGGTCAACTCGAAACCGGCAGCGGTCACTACATGGGCAACCGGGCTCACGACACCGTGGTTCTCCATCGTTGACAACGACAGCAACGCATTAACCCCCGTCCCAGCGGCATCCACGGCAGCAACTACCTACGATTTCGATATTGAGGCGTATAGTGATGACACGAGCGTCCTCATTACCCCGACCGGCTCTGGAACTATTCGGGTGAATGGAACTGTTGTTGTATCTGGAGCGGCATCAACGGCACAAACGCTGAACACCGGCTCTGGTGCGATCACATACATGTCGATCACCTGTACCGAACTGAACAAAACACCAAAGATCTACTGGCTGAGATTCAAACTCGGTGACACGGCGCACCCGTAAGGTGACACATGAGCGATGGCAGGAAGCATTCAGTTTTTGAAGTGGGCGGGAAGGTGTATAACCTCCGGCTCTCGTTTAATGCGATGTGCCTATTCACTGAGAATATCGGACCAATCACCGATATCCAGAACAAACCCCTGCCCGCATACCGGGGCCTGATCTGGGCAGGTATCAATGCATACGGCAGTCAGACGATCACCGTTCAGGAAGCCGGGGATCTCTGTGAATCGTTCATTGAAGAGAAGGGGCTTATGAAGTTTCAGGAAACGATGAAAGCAATCCTCAACGCTTCATGGATGAGCGATAAGAATGTCGGGGGGACTGATACGGGAAACCTGACAAAACCTTCGCCGAAATTGTCAAAGACTACGAACGCATCGCTTACGGGATCGGAGCCCTCACCCCGTCCGAGTTCTGGGACTTAACCCCGGCTGAACTCATGCCGTATATCGACACCCGGATTGAATGGCAAAAGGAGCAGACGAAAATGGAAAACGAACGGTTTGGATTGATTGCAGCAACCCTTGTAAATCAGAACAGGACAAAGGGCTCGAAAGTTCGTCAGCCGGGCGATTTCTTCAAGTCTGCACCATCAAAAAAGCAATCAAAAAAGAATCAGGGTGATCAGATGGAGCAGTTCTACTCCGGCATGATGGCACTGGCAAAAGTATCAGGAGGTAAATGATATGGGTGTTGAAGCGTTTCTGAAAGGAATTGCGTTCCCGATTACTGCTGATATTAAGGGACTTGTCGAGGGATTGGGAAAAGTCGATGCAAAACTAACAGCAACAGAACAGGCATTTCAACGCGGCCAAAAAGTAATAGCCGGATGGGCTACTTCGGCCGGACTTGCAGCAACTGGAGCCGGTGTTGCCATTCTGGCACTCTCAAAATCTGCCGATACTACGAACGCCCGGCTGGGCGTCACAGGACTTACTATTGGTGAGAATACCGACACAATGAGGGATTGGGCACTATCAATTTCTGATGCCGGATTCAGACTTGACGATGTAGTATCAACGATGGATCTCCTCGGACGGGCGGGTGTTCGCGGTGAGAGCAGCATCACCGGGCTCGCAAAACAGTTTGATAAACTCGGAGATGCAGTCGGAGTTTCAGCCGCACAAACCGCACAATCGATGATCCCGGCGATGTATGCTTTTGATATTCCCCTTGAAAAAGTCGGGGAGCACATGGATGGGATTGCTTACCTAGTTGGCAACAGTCTCATTGATTTTAGCGATCTTGCATCTGTTTTAGGTCAACTCGGAACACGCCTTAACGGCCTTGGTTTCTCGCTTGAAGATACGGAAGCCCTGATGCTGGCAATGACCCGGGCAGGAGTCCCGGCAGAACTCATAATGAAACGGATGAGGACAGCCGTCACTGATTACGAGCAGGCGCTCCAAAAGTCAGCGGATGCGGCAAAGGATGTAGTTACTGCCGAAAGCAGGCTTGCAGATTCCCAGAAATCATTAACCCGCCTTGAACGCGATTATGCCAGAGCATTGCAGGAAGCGGGGGACACTTCAGAAGAAACAGCCCGCATTGAACTCCGATACTCTGATCAGATGGCGGACGCAAAGAAAACCCTTCTTAACCTCGAAAAGGATTATCAGGAAGCGTTAGCAGAAGCCCAGAACACCACAAAGGACGTTGCCCGGTTGGAAAAAGACCGCAACAAAGAATTAACACGGCAGAGCAAAGAAGCGGCAAAACTCGAAGCAGAGTACGCTAAAGACAAAGAAAACCTTGATCGGGAAGCCCGCTTAAATTGGGCGGATCAGTCCGGCAACGCTCGCAAATCAGCAGACCTTGAAGAGCAGTATGCAGAACGCCGGGCTGGTCTGACAGAACGTGCATTAGAGAACACGGAAAACTATAACGAACGCCTGACAGAAATCACCGATACCACAGAAGCGGTGGCAGCGGTTGAAAAACGGTATGCAGACCAAAAAGAAGATACACAGGAACGGATCAACGACCAGACTTCCGATTATAACAAGGAACTGATCGCCGCTCTTGAAACCTCAAAGGCCACTGTTGCCGTTCAGGAAGCCTATGCAGACCGGTTCGCCGATACGAACGCACAGATCGCAGCGCAACGGGCAGAACTCGCAAAATTGCGGGAAGACGCCGCGAAACCAGCACCAACAAAAGAGGATTTCATAACTCAGTTGGTTCCCCTACAAGAGTTCGTCGCAGCACAAAACCAGATCCAAAAAGATTCTGTTGGGTGGGCTGAAAAACGAGCGGAGGCAATGGAGAAAGAAGTATCAGCGACAGACCGGCTCGCATCTGCAATGGAAAAATTAACGCTTCAGATGGGGACCGCTGTAAGTCCGGCGCAGGATTTGGGCGCGGCGCTTTCAATTGGTGGACCCATCCTAATGGGAATTACACAGTTTATTGCGGTGTTACCCCAACTTGGGGCGGCATTTGCCACTCTTAAAACCGTATTAATTGGTGTTGGAACACTATTATCAACATCATTTATCGCAGCGTTTGCGGCGGGAATTGCTCTCGGACTTGTAGGGGTATGGGTATTGATGAAAACCGGTATCCTTCAGGGCATTGCCGATCTTGGAAAATGGTTCGGTTCTGTTATGCCGGGATGGGTGACGGATGTTCTAAAAATTATTGCCGCACCGATAGGGTCATTGGGCGCTGGTATTATCTCACTCGTATCAGGCGATTTCGGAAAGATATTCGATAACATGATGAAACCATTTACAATGGCTTCGGAATCTCTGAATAGACTTACCGGGGGCCGCATTAATTTCACCATCCCAAAAATGGCAGAAGGCGGCATTGTCACATCCCCCACGATCGCCATGATCGGAGAGTCCGGGCCTGAAGCCGTTGTTCCGCTATCACGCGGGGGCGCGGGTATGGGTGCAATGGGAGGCGTAACTATCACCGGAAATACGTTCAACGTCCGATCAGACAATGACATCAAACTGATCGCCCAGGAACTCTACACGCTCACGACCAGAACCAACCGGGGAAGGGGGAGTACCGGATGACCGACAACGGCGGCTTCACCATCGGTGGCATACCCGCGACAACCTACGGTGTGACGTTGCTATACGCTCCCGGGCAGCCATTCTTACCAGAGACACGGGACAGGACGGTCGAGATCACCGGGAAAGCAGGTGTTTATTGGTTCGATTCGGATCTCGGAGTGAGGACGTTCTCCCTTCCCTGCCGGTTCACGGGAGCAGCGGATGCTGCCGCTCTTGATGTGCTCATCCGGGCGTTCGCACGGGTATTCGTGCACGTACACGGGAGACCCCGCCAGCTCGCGCTGATCTTCGATGACGCTCCCGATGTATCCTATCTTGTGAGGTATGCCGGGCAGATTCCCTTTGATCGGGCCTGGGTGGGGTGCAGTGAATTCACGCTGAACCTTGTCGCCGATGATCCCTATGCTTACGAGCCGGAGGACGCGACCAGTATCAGCATCACGACATCCGCAACAGTGGCGGGGACAATTACCTCATCAGGTAATGTCGAAACTCCTGCCGAATTTTGCTTGACGAACACGGGAGCCAGCCCGATAACTGGTATTACTATCAGGGTAATTTACGAGGTGACTTAAAAACATGGCTTATGAAGGACTTTCAGAATATGCAATTAAAAATCTTCTTGATGAAGTAGTGGGAAAAACCGCGTTCGTCATGCCGACAGTATGGTGTGCGCTCTACAACGGCAACCCGCTGGTCGCAGGTGTGGAACTTGCGGATCCCCCGGCAACGGATTACGCACGGGAAGCCTGCGCAGGAAAATGGGCGGCGGCAGCGTTTGTCTCACCAACTGGCACGAGTGCCAGCAATGCGGATATCGATTTCGGAGTTGCCGGGGCTGCATGGGGAACTGTGGATTATTTTGCGCTCTTTGATTCAAACTCCGGCGGCAACATGCTGGCATCGGGACCGCTTGAAGTCAGCCGATCCGTGCAACTGAATGACCCGGTGAAGTTTCCGAGCGGTGAACTGAAGATCAGGATGTCGCAGACAGTCTCATAAGGACGGCTGAAGAATGCGGTACGATCGGGATACAACGGATCGTGGGGGTGCGTATGACCGTGACGGTACGGCAGGCGTTCTCCAGAATCTTGCAGCCTATCCCGATTCTTCGACATCTATTTTTGCCCGGTTCCAGATCGAGCATCTCCTGTCAGGATACCCGGATACCGACAGTGATACGAAAGGCGCTCTCCTGTTGGCACTGGCAGCTCACGCAGATTCCGGTACTGATATTCATGCGGCGTTACTCCTTGCTCTCGCATCCTACATAGAAACGGAAAGCAGCGAATATTCCCGGCTCCAGATTTCGCACAACCTCGCAGTCCGGGATGTCTCCAGCGTTCCGACGGATTGCGGCAGACAAACGTATGACCGGATGACGTATGATCGGGAATATACTCAGGCACTCACCCCCACATTGACCGGGACGGCAACCAATGTATATGCCCGGTTGCAGCTCACCAACCTGCTTGCGGGGCAATCAGATACAGGCTCTTCTGAGTACGCCCGGTTGCAGATCGCCCATAACCTGAAGGCACAGATCGATACCGCATCCAGCATCTACGCACAACTCCGGCAGGTCGATTCATGGACGTTCACCTTTGCGGGTACGCTGGCAGCCGGGAAGAAACTCTGTATCGATACGCGGGATTTCACCGTGAAGAATGACGGAGTAAATGCAATCGCGTCTTTCACCGGGGAATTTCCGTCGATATTCACGGGTACAAATTGGGTGATTTACACGGATTCGGAAGGATCGAGAACCGTAACGTTAGTTGTCTCCAAGCGGGACAGGAAGGTGTAAAAAAGTATGACTTATGTAGCATTACCAAATCCAAAGAAAAACGGGTTGTCAACGACGATAGCCGCGCCCGGTATCGGGGCCGGTGACGCCACGATTCCCGTAACGGAATGCGCCGTCTTCTATGACGATGCAGCCGGGCTGATCCTTGAAGGCATTGTAATTTCAAGGAACAATGCCGTTGAAACCGCAACAGAAGAGATCAAGATTACCGGGTGCTCGGCAGCATCGGGGGCCGGAAATCTTACCGGTGTGACCCGTGGCGTGAGCGCTGACGGATCAAATGGTGCGGCGGCTGCGTGGATCGCTGGCACGCTGATCTCTGTGGGATTCACATCAACCCTGATGAAACGGATCAAGGACAACTTTGCCGATCACGAGAGCAACAAAGCGCCGAAGGTCATATCGGATTATTTCACTCTGTATCCAATAGGAGCATCGGTTCCGAGCAGCAACACAGCCACCCCGCCCGTCGACCGGTATGAAACAACCACGAACAAGATCAATCAGGTCTATGGCGTGTTCACCGATGGCGGCACGGAAACGCTCCAGTGGTCGCACGTATTCCCGAATGACTGGAACGGTGACGATGCAACCCTTGGAAAGATCATCGCTCAATTCGGGTGGACGGCATTATCAGGATCCGGCACCGTCAAATGGGTGCTGAAAGGAAAAATACTCCCGAACGATGCAGCGCTGGATACGGCATTCGCAGCGATTGGAGACGCAACTGATACGCTCATCACGGCAGAAGATCAGCATCTCTCGCCTGCGACCACCGGCGCGGTAATATCACCCGTCGCATCTGGAGGAAAGAAGGTTGTATTTGAGGTGTCCCGCGATTCCGCGAATGATACCCTGAATGCAACCGCTCTGTTGCTTGAAGTACCTATACAGTTCATCCGGACACTGGCAGCGTGAGGGGTGAGTGTATCATGAAACACACTCATCTCATTGCACTCATCTCCCTGCTGGCGATCCTGTTACTGCTGGTTGGCGGGGTGCAAGCAGTAACATGGACTTCGGCTAATGGGTGCTGGACGGCAACCGATGGAGCATATACTATTGTGATGTGGAACACGACTACAACATCTACGTGGACACCGCCAACGGTGGTAACCAATGTTTCGTATCTGGTTGTTGCCGGGGGTGGCGGTGGTGGAAGCAACGGTGGCGGTGGTGGCGGTGCTGGGGGGTTCCGTAATGGAACGCTTACAGGATTGTCGGGATCACAAACCGTAACTGTTGGCAACGGGGGTACTGCCGAAGGAAGTGGTGGAGCGTCTGTATTTGCAACCATTTCGTCGGCTGGCGGTGGTTACGGTGCGGGTGGTGCTGTTGGAAGTGGTGCTGCCGGTGGTTCTGGTGGGGGTTCTTCACACTATACCTCTGTTGTTGCTGGTGGCGTTGGAAACACACCAAGTACAACTCCGATTCAGGGAAATGATGGAGGATCTTCATCTGGTTCCCTTCCACATTCCGGTTCGGGCGGAGGTGGGTCATATAGTGCGGGTTCAAATGCACAAGTAGCTATCGGAGGGAACGGTGGAACCGGAACCCCTAATTCTATAACAGGGGTTGAAACATATTATGCAAGTGGTGGTGGTGGTGCTGGTGGAACAAAAGGAACTGCGTCTGCTGGTGGCGGGGGTAATGGTGCGCAAGATTCGGCATCTAATCCTGTAGCGGGCACTGCTAATACGGGAGGTGGCGGTGGTGGAGGATATAATCCTTCCGGATCTGGAAATACCGGAGCGGCGGGCGGTTCTGGTATCGTTATCATACAGTATCTCACACCACCAGTAGCCCCCGTTGCATCGTTCACAAGCACCAACATCAGCATAGCAACCAACGCATCAACGGCAGGATGGGCGGGGATTGCACCGTTTACGATGGTGTTCAACGACACATCGACCGGGACGCCGACCAGCTGGGTCTGGAACGCAACGAACGTAACCGGCAACAATGTGGCATACACGTTCAATACCTCGACATTCTCAGCTCCGATATACACATTCGCAACGGCGGGCAATTACACCATTAAACTGAATGCCACAAACGCGGTAGGTAGTAATATTTCGACGCAAGTGACGTGGGTGAATGTATCCTCAGGAGCACCGGCGGTAACTATGCCGATAGTGCAATTCAACGTCGATAAAACCGTGGTGGTGTTTCCCGGCAGGATCTATTTCAACGACACGTCACTTAATACCCCGACATCGTGGAACTGGTCGTTTGGTGACGGCACTTGGTATAATACTACGTCGGCATCTCTCGGGCTGAATAAAAGTTACCAGTATGTCAAACGTGGACGGTGGATTGCCAATCTCACGGTGAGTAATTCGGCAGGCACTAACACGTCGGCAAGCAAATCAAAATCTATTACGGTGATCGGGTATCAAGGATTTGAGTTGCCAAAAGTCCCGGTCCCCGATACCTGCACGTATTCTGTCAGTCGCCCTCTGAATATTTTTGAGATCCAGAAGGTTGAATGCCTGCTCTGTGGACGGTGTGAAGGATAAACACAACCGTTTTAACGTCGGAGAACCCATAATAATATAAGAAAGCATCGGGGATAAATGCCTGCACCGTATTGGAACCGTGAACGGGTGGCGAAGAAGTGACAGAAAAACAAAGTCTCGCGCAGAAAAAGCGATTTGAAGATCCGGAAGAACGTAAGAAATTAAGCAAAGCCGGAAAGGGCCGTCCCCATACGGAAGAACATTGCCGTAAAATCGGTGAGGGTTTGAAGGGTCATATAGTTTCAGAAGATACACGAAGAATAATTAGTGAGAAGGCAAAAGAGCGATTAAAAGACCCAGATCGCCGCAGAATAATTGGTGATGCAAATAAGAGAAGGGTATGGTTGAAAGAATCACGCATAAAATTAGGGAATGCTAATAGTGGGGAGCGATGCCATCTTTGGAAGGGGGGCGTCTCCTTCGAGCCATACTGTGTGAAGTTCAACCGCGAATTCAAAGAGCGCGTCCGGGCATTTTTTGATCATAAGTGTGTCGAGTGTGGAACTCCCCAAAATGGAGAGAGACTGCATGTTCATCATGTAAATTTCAATAAAAATACATGTTGTGATAGCACAGCCCCCCTCTTTGTTGCACTCTGTCATTCATGTCATTCTGCAACCAATAACAATCGCCCCTATTGGGAGCAGCACTTCATCGAGATGATTAATGGATTTTACGACGGTAGATGTTACTTTACCAAAGAGGAGATGATAACCAATGTATGAAATCTGGGTTTTTCTTACGGCAACCGGGGCCAAGACGGCCTATTTAGAGAATGCATTCAATATCCAGCGCATCGAGAAGATCAACCAGACCCCGACGCTTTCTTTTTCATTTCCAAATGATACAGATAACACAACGAAAGCGGCCTACCTGACTTCCGCGTATGACGTGAAAATTTACAACACCAAAAAATCCAGGTGGGAAGGTCTCTTTCTCCTTGACGATGCAACTGAGAAATGGGACGCGTCCGGCTCAATTATCGAATGCAACTATTCCGGCGCGATGGTGCAACTCGCAGAAGAGGAGAATGTCACCTATGACACTGGAGCAACCCCTCACACGCCGACAACCATAATCACGGAACTTCTCGCAAAACAGGAGCACGTGCCCGCGATCACCGTCGGAACCATCCAACCCACGACTACCTTTGCCTTTGCGATCGAGAACGCCAACCTGCTCGAGGCCATCCTGAAATGTGTGGATTACCTCGGGGGCAGAATTGAAGTCGATTCCTCCAGGGCGCTGAACTGGTATACCGATCCCGTATTAACCACCCCGGTAAGAGAGATCCGGTACAAAAAGAACATGAAAGGCGTGACGAGAAAGCGGGATTTTACCTCTATCCGTAACAAGGTTTATGCCTATGGTGACGGCGAAACCGAAGCCCAGGTTAATTTAATTGACGCGGGGGAGACGTACGAGTATATCGAGAGTGTGCCCTCCCAGACCTCCTACGGTATCAAAATCAAGCGCATCACGGACAAACGCATCATCCACCCGTCCACCCTGTTAAGATGGGCACAGCTCTACCTGGCAACCTACAAGGACCCGATCTATTACTATACCGTGGATGTCGTGAACCTCGCCGAGCATTCAGATTTTGATTTCGATTACGAAGAATTGACTATCGGGCAGGTCGTCCGGGTCGTGAACTCAGATCTCAACAACCTCTCGGTAAATGTGAAACTCTGTTCCATCACGACAAACCTGTCAAGACCTGAAGAGATTACCGTTGAACTCGCGAACGTCACGAAAGATATTTCGGATTCCTTCCGGGACGTGCGATCCTATACGGATCTCGCGCAGAATGTCGCGGTCACGATCGGAGCTGGTCAAGTAATCGTCCAGGGCACGTTCACCGTGGATGGATGGAGAAGTGCGGGACAGACCACTATCGACGGCGGACAGATCACCACCAATACCATTACTGCCGATGCCATCAAGACCTCGACCCTGAATGCAAAGACGATCACGCTTGGCACCACGGGCGGGGATTCGACTATCAAGTCCGGGAACTATGTTGCCGATACCACCGGATGGCAGATCAAAGCGAACGGGGATGCTGAATTTAATAATGTAAAAGTCCGGGGGACTATCTATACTGCGAGTATTGCATCAGGATCAGTTCTGACGGTAACCGGCACAATTCAATCGTCAAATTTTATCTATAATACATCCGGATGGAGGCTTATGGGCGGCGGGCAATTCGATGTTTTTGATCTCGGTGCTGTAAGTTCAATATTTTCCCGTTCATCAATTTTTACGATGGCTGGGGGGTATATGTCATCCCAGAGATATGTACTACAATCTGATCCGATTGGTTATTTTGGAGACCTTCATATGAGTGCCGATGGATTGCATTTGTATTTCAAGGATAAAAACAATTTAGACCATCTTCTCATATAATTAAAAATTAATTGGGGAGAATTTCAACCGTATAACCTATCACCTTATTTTCTCGGATAAAGAATGAATCTGTTAACATTCCAAGAGATCCTTTTTCAGTCAATGGGAATATCTGATCTGAAACAACTCCTCCCTCGTTATAGGTAATAAGATGAACATTGATCGGCTGTTGTTTTTGAATCTGATCTTGCCGGATCTGCTCCTGCTGGATGACAATAACTGCACCCATCAAGACCAGAACAACCATAAATGCATAGATTATACCGTCTGTTTTCATAATCCTCCTCTCTAAGCGGGTTTGTCCACGATTACTTTCGGTCTCTCTGCCTGAAATGCCACGATCACAAGGGCCCGGGCGCATTCATCGAGGGGAAGATCTCCGGAAAGTTGATAGTCAACCTTTCCAGTCTCATCTTTATTTTCAATAATTGTCAGTGAACGGATCATGTTCTCCCTTTATATCAGGTGTGAATTGATGGCTCCCCACCCTAAAGGATGGGGCTTCCAGTAGGTTGTTGATCTCACTCATCATCAGTTTCATCTTCGGAATCGTCGGTTTCATTTTCCAACGCAGCTTTCAAACATTCGGGAGATTTCGATCCACATGGTAATTTCTTCCGACCAATCAGATCCATGCAGTTGAAATATTCCCCACACGTCGTATCTCCATCCTCACATTTGTACAACATTATTTCTTCACCTTCGGTTCATTCTGACTTTCCACGTTCATGTTTCTCTCTCCTGCTTTTTCAGATATTCAACGATTGCTTTTTCAATTGCCCGGCTGCGAGGGATATCTCCTCTCAGTTTATCAAGCCGGGTCAATATCTCTGCATCCAGAGTTATGCCTAAATTAGTGCGTTTCCGCATATATCACACTTATCACACATGGTATTTAAATGATTTTATACAGACGGTTAAAAAAACAAATAGTAAGGTATAAATAATAATACGTCATTACAGTAATTACACCAAAGGGGTGAAACTTGAAAACAGGAGTATTTCAAATACGGAAAGATGAACGGTTTGACGCCATGCAAAAAGCACTGGCAAAGAAGAACGTCGGTGAGAATAAAACCGAGCGTGTCATTATGGGATTGGAGCAACTCTGCAAAATGCACAAAGTGAGCATCCCCGCATGAAAAAGGCAAGTGAGAACAATGCAAGCAAACACTGAACCAAAAAACGGAAAGGGCGGGAATGTCTTGGAAACCTCGCGCCCTGTAAACAATAATGCACCGCACAAGAACAAAAACATTTCGGAAATTATCGACAGCGAAGAAAGCAACCGGGCACTCGCAATCGTGGAGCAGCTCAAACGCAAAGCAACCCACGACGCTATTATCAGCATCCAGAGAGTGCACGGGTTGATCTGGAGGTCGGCATGATGGATGCACGACAAGAATCCCTTGATCTCATTCAGAATCCTCTACCACAGGAGACCATCCCGGAACCACTGGCAGCGATTGTATTCATTGAAGATCAGATCGCCGCATTACAGGAACGCCTCACATCACTACAGGACGAACGGGCGAAGTATCTGGATTATGCTGTAAAGAATGGCATACGAGAGGACAGCCGTGCGAAACTGGTAGAGAAGACCAGAGCGATGAGGTTCTTGGACGTTGACAAGTTCAAGATAGTATTCCCGGAGAAATACGACATCATCTGCCAGAACGAACGGGCTGATATCCAGGAGAAACTTAAGCACGTCGGCGAAAAGATCCCGCTCGGAGTGGTCGATAAGATCGTGAATAAGAACGCACTCGCAGCGGCGCAAGGCGTGATCTCGGTGCAGGAGACCATCTCGTATCAGGTCGTGAGAAAGTGACAAACAAACTCGGAGAGGTTGTATCTTACGGGTGCGATGGAGGGAAAGGGATCTCAATACGGACCGGCATGTATTGCTCCACAGTTACAGTTCAATTGCCGGATTGTTTGAGAGAGATCCCTGTAGGGTTGATTGCCTATATCGATCACGAGGGAAAACTCGCATTCATGGAGGAGCCATGATGCGCCACGACAAAATAACCGAAGAGCGGATTCACACCGACATCTCCAGTCACCCGGACGCTATCGACATCGGAAAGGCGGGGTCGCGGGTTCACATCACTTTTAACGCGCTGGACCTGGTGGATGCCCGGGAGCGGGTGGACAACGCCATGACCATCCGGGATTATGCGATTAACGAACTGATCATCAGGGAACTCAAGGCAGCGGAAGCGAAGGCGGGTGCGAAGAGATGACAGAACCAAAACCAAAACCCTGCAATCATCCAGGATGTGGAGTGCCGATCACATTCCAAATGGTAGACGGGAAACCGAAGCCATTTAACATCGACGGAAGCCTCCACCTCCACCTGAGACCCGCACCGGCAGCGAAACCCGATAAGATAGAACTCAAAGGAGGATATGGCGGCATAAATAAATTTGGGCAGATCGGAATCAAGCGGAAAGATGGCGCGATCCTGATGATGTCAACATCGTGCAAACCGGACCCGGTAATCAGAGAGGGCGACCGGGTGATTGCGACCATTGAGCACGACTTCATAGTTGATCTACTCCTTGACCCGGAACACTATGTGACAAAAGAACCGGCACTCAAAAACGGAAAACAAATCCTCCAGGAGAATCTTGACGCGAAGAAAGCGGGGAACCCGGCATGTTTTCCAGATAGTTCAGATCTCGACAAAGAGCGGGAGGCGTATAATGCACGTGCGGCACAAGCAAAGACCACGATGCCGGATAAAGACGTGCCAATTCCCCCGCCATCCGAGAAAGACATCTGGATGCAGGAACGGGAAAAGTTCTACAATCTCCTCACTTCAACCGGGCGGGATGGAATGCCGGAACTCCTGAACTACCTTGAAAACGAAACCGATTTTTTTATTGCGCCGTCATCAACCAAATATCACGACGCCCGGGACGGTGGATTGTTGCACCACTCCATAGAGGTGTACCGAAACCTCATCCTACTCTCACCGCTGTTTGAAGGTGATTACCCTCCGGAAACTCTGATTATAATCGGACTATTGCATGATTTATGCAAGGCAAATTTCTACAAAACTTCCTTCCGGAATGTCAAACACGAAGAGCGCCCATACGGAGATCAATGGGTCAAGGAACCGTATATCGACATTGACGATCAGTTTCCGCTCGGGCATGGGGAAAAATCCGTTATCCTGCTCCAGCGATATATCCGGCTCACAGACCTTGAAATCATGGCGATTCGCTGGCACATGATGGCATACGATGACCTGCATTATTCCTATGCCGGGAATATCGCTATCACTGGCGCGAGTTCGAAGTATCCGATTATCCCCCTGATGCACATGGCTGATCTATCGGCATCGTTTCTGAAGACCAAAGAGCCAGCCAATATAAAAGAGGTTGGTGAATAATGCCCGTCTTTGAATGTAATGGATGTCCTCAGGCACCATGTATCCTTTTTAACCTCGATCCAGAGTTTGAGATCGGGAACCATTGCCCCGCGCAGGTAGACAAGCCCGAATGGGATGCAGTATGGCGGGAAATGAAGGTGGTGGATTAAATGACCTATTGTATTGATTTTTTCCGAAAATTCAAAAAAGAGGGCAACTTTTGCGGACTTGACAAGGGACAAGTGTCCCGGCTGAATGCCTATATGGATATCGTTGAACTCCTGATGAAACAGAACATCCCGGAGGAACAGGTTTACAAGAATTTCACCGTGAATGCTGCAACCCCGCTTATAGCATCAAAAGGGGATGCACACACTGAGGGACTGAATTACGTAACCGCACAGCTCAAAAAAGGAAAAACGGTTACAAATGGGGATGTTCAAACCACTCTGAAAAGTTGTAGTACTACAACTCCTCACCCCGCACCACGACCTAAAGAAAGTTGTAAATTTACAACTTCTCCGACTGAACACAAACCTTCATTGCCAGTGGAAAAACCGAAAGACAACGGCTCCTTCCACCCGCCAAAAGGCAGCATCCCGGTAACCACTCTCCCGCCACAACCATCATTAGGAGATCGTGTCCGGCAACAGGAGATCACAGAAGCCGGGAAGAGCCAACAGGCAGCCGCTGCGCCGCCCGTTACGCAATCGGATCAGGAACGAAAGCAGAAGTTCAACCCAGCACCACCGAAACCCGCGCCCTGTCTGTCCGGTAAGCCATGTCCGGATCCCAGCGGGAAGTCTCATGTGCTCGTGCAAAAGGTTCTCGGGAACAAATGCACGGTATCCGGGGCGCTGTGTAAGGATATGCCGGAATGCCCGCTGGAACGTGTTATCCGGCTGAAAGGCACGGCACCCGATCCCATTGTACCCGCGTCCCAGCTCCAGCATGACGGCCTCGGGAACACCTTTGTCAAGCCGGCACCCCTCACGATCAAGAAGACGCCCCTCACGGATACCGAACGCGACCAGATGGTGGACGCCCTGCTTGAGAGGACACGGTTCACGCCCAACGATCTCGAGATCATTGAGGATCTTCTGAAGATGAAGAAATGGGGATGGACGTGCCGGTTCGATCTCGTGGAAGCTGCGATCCTGAACCTGATCACAGAAGCCGGGGGTGCGTGAAATGTGTAAAGCATTTTCGTGTATTATTGAACCGAACAAAAAAGTAACGTGGAAGATGGGTATTGATTCCCACGACAAACTTTTGGAAATCGCCGGGTTACCGGACGACACAAAAGACCCGGCTAAAATCCGGTTCTGCCGGATTGAGATTGCGCCTAAAAACGGGTCGTATCTTGAACCGGATGAATGGGTGTTCAAGATTGACATGGACATCATACCGACATGGTGGACGCTCGATCATAAGAACGCCTGTATGAAAGTTCACAAGAAATGGCTGAAAGCACTCGACAAAATCCTTGTCAGGAAACCGATTGTTCGTCCGTTCAAGATCGTCCCGCCAAAAGAGATCACCGAAGAACATCTCGCGCTTTTGCGCGAGTGGGATTCGGTCTGGGCTTCGGTCAGGGATTCGGTCAGGGATTCGGTCAGGGATTCGGTCTGGGCTTCGGTCTGGGCTTCGGTCGGGGCTTCGGTCTGGGCTTCGGTCAGGGATTCGGTCGGGGCTTCGGTCTGGGCTCCGGTCTGGGCTTCGGTCTGGGCTTCGGTCGGGGATTCGGTCTGGGATTCGGTCTGGGCTTCGGTCTGGGCTTACTATGGCTCGTTTTTCATCCTGTCTCGTAATGACTGGAAATATACCGAGAAGATCAAGACCGACGAATATCCGTTCTTATCGGTCGTGAAACTCTGGGAACTGGGACTTGTGCCATCGTTTGACGGTAAGACGTGGAGACTACACGGCGGGAAAGACGCAAAGATCCTTTGGGAAGGGGTACTGAAATGACCCCCGCCACGATCCACTCCTGCACCTGCCAGCCCCGGATCCAGATTGAGAACCGACAGGCACGGAACCGGAAGAGAGAGCGGAACCCGGCACGAAGAGCTGAGGTAAAGGCATGGTGCGTGGGAAAACTCTGTTCCTGTGGATGTGGTCAACCGGCAAACACCCCTCATCATCCCTCTGATTCCCTCTATGAAGACGAATGGGCGAACCTGGATGAATGCGAGCCCTGGTATCACAAGTGTCATCATAACCATCACAAAGGGCTCGAACGCTGTCCGGTTTGTCATGGCTGGATGAAGAGAGGCCGGGAGAAATGCTGGAAATGTGAACCGCATCGGGTTCACAATCTCCGAACCGGCCATACCCGGCACCCCTGTGGTAAAAACGAAGGACAACAACGCTGTAAAGACGGTCGGGTGTGTGCCCGGTCTCCCGCGAAAGCCGGGGGCTGTGACTATTTCATACCGAGGGTGGTGGTGTGATGGCCTCACATCTCGATTGGATTTTCCTTCTTTGTGATGATTGTGGGGAAACAAACGACCAGTGTCACGATTGTCACGTCAAAGATCGCCTTGTAGATGAGATGCGCCGGTACCTCTACCGGAACGTAGCCTGTGAGTACCGGAAAGTCCTCTCGGATTTCCACAAGATGCCGGATATCCCGGGGTGGTTGTGATGGCTCAAATCGACATCCCCTTCGGCCGCGAGATGGCGATCGCGGCGAGTGATGGAACGCTCTTCATTAAGTTCGGCACCTCTACCACGTGGCTGGTACCGCATGTTGTCACGGTTGTTCCGGAGGCGGGATCGTGAGCGAAGCACTGGCAACCCTCTTTGAGGGGAAAGAGATCCGTGCCATTGAACAGAACGGGGAGATTCTTCTCCCGTTGGCGGATCTCACTAACGCATGGGGAATACACCGGAACACCCTGAGTCAGATTATAGAACGGAACGAAAAGAAGTTTGAGGGTTTCCATACGACGGTTGCACATGAGTCATGTGCGGGTCTTCATGCGGTGAATGAGCAAGGGTTATATCTCCTCATGGGCGCGGTGAATACCGACCGACTCAAGAGCCCACAGGCAGCCGATGCCATTCTCCGGTTCCAGCGCTGGGTACCGGAGCTCATCCAGAAGTACCGGAAAAAGGAGATCGTACAGGCCCCGGCTATCTCAATCGATACCGAGCTCCAGAAAGCCCGGTACCTTGCGGAACAGACCGGCGGCAATCTTGCAGCATTCCAGAAGATCGCCTTATCAAAATGTGGCGAAGCGGATTACGCCCCCGCCCTGGATGCGGCCCCGGCAATCACCCACGGAGAGACCGGCTGGTACAATCCCACCCGGTTGGTCGTGCTCTGCAATGATCCTGATCTGACAGCGGAACGCCTGAACTGGTACCTGAAGAATAAGGGATTCCAGTACCGGGAGGGGTATCTCTGGCGGCTCACCCCGGATGGTATGATCCACGGAAGAGAGTACCAGTACGAGGCACCATCGGGGCACAGGGAAACCCGGATAGCGTGGCGTGAAAGTGTCCTGTATGCGTCCGGACTGAAGAGATCGCTCGCGGAATCACAGACAGCATTACAAGCTCACGGGTGATGGTGATGAGCAGAAAACCACGGCGCAACAAGAGCGCACGCAAACCAGAACAGGAACCGAAACGCCCGGTACCGGCACGAATGCGAGAACTTGAACAACGATACCAGCGGCGTGATCAATCAATCGCCATGCAGGATCTCCGGATCAGGTATGGCGGGAACGTACCGGTCCGGGAGTTATGGCAGCACCGGGCACAACATCTGGAGATGGTCCGAGCATGAGTTGTCCATTCTCTATAGAGGAACTGGAATATTTCGATGGGGTGGTGAACCCGATGGGAGAAGCATGCAATGATTGTGAGGATTTTGAGTGTGAACATAACAACAACGACGGCAATCCAAATAATTGGTCTGATGGTTCGGGTGAACCGATGACTCCGGGAGAATTTGCAGAAAATAACCAAAAAGTGGTGACGGGATGAAACGGAAACTCACTCCTCTAAACTATCCGGTATATCGGATCACAAAGAAAACACCCGAGATCCGCCGACTTACCAACATAATTATGAGAGCATTGCCGGAAAAGGACAGCCCGGAATTTTTAAAATTAAAAGAGGAAATTGGGAAATTATCAACAACAAATTGTTGGTTTGTCGAATATGAAGTAGCAAAATTCCTGATCCGGACTTTTCAGGATTACAAAAATTGTCAGGTGCAGCAATGATAACCTTTTTAAACTCCCTTTCTTTCTTTCTTTCTTTCTTAGCTAGTACCAATCGTATATCATATATATACGAATGTATATGCGATACGTTTCAGCACAAAGGGCCTTTCTCCCCGGTTCCACAGGAAACCGTACGGTTGGGGTTGTTATAATGATGGAAAAAATCATTTACAACGGCCACACATATTCCCGAAATTCAGAGGCTAAAGATCTCTCACATCGTAAATATTACCGAAGAAGCTGGAACAAGAGACCAAAAAACGGCGAAAAACTTCTTCATCGTCAAATCTGGTTTGATAATTTCGGGCCAATACCATTCATGTGTGTAATCCACCATATCGACGGAAATCCCGACAATAATGATATTGAGAATCTTTGTTGCGTTTCGGAACGCGACCATTCTATGCGCCGGGTTCCAAGCAAGGCACGGGGGTGCTGATGTCGGCCCATCGCAAGTATGCACATCGATACACCACTGCGGTTTCAATGGAGCAGGTCGAGAAGGATCTTTGCGAATCTCTGGGAATCGAACACCCGGACGCCCACCGGATCGGTCTCCATGTTCTGATTGAACAGAGGATCATCGATGCGGATTCCCGAGTTACTCCCGAAATCATCGAACAATTCGCCGAACTCAAAAAGACACTCTACAAGGATTTCCAAGCGTACATACGCTTGCAGGACACCGCACAGACAACCCTCCAGACTCTTAAAATCACCGTCGGAGAACAACAAGAACTCATACGGGTCTACGACAAAGGAGAGGAAGCGTATATACACATCAGAAAAGAGCAGTTCAACCCGGAATATCAAATCCTCGCACCGGAGAAGGGAGCGCCCGCATGACATACACCACCCAGAAAGCCCTCCGGAAGAGCAAGTACGGCAATAAGAGCACCGTCATTGACGGAATCACGTTCAGCAGCCACAAGGAGGCCCTGCGATACGTGGAGCTCAAACAGCTCAGGCAGGCCGGTATCGTCCGGGAGTTCGAAATGCAGCCGAAGTATCTCCTCCAGGAAGCGTTCCGCAAGAATGGCAAACTCATCCGGGCGATCTTCTATGTTGCTGATTTCCGTGTCGTGTATGCGGACGGGTACGAGGAGATTGAGGATGTGAAGGGGCGGTTCATGACGGAGATCTTCAAGATCAAATGGAAGCTCTGGGATAAACGATACCCGGATCTGACGCTCAAGATTGTGACAAATGTTAGGGGCGTATCATGAGTTCCTGCTGCAGCGCACCGAAAGAAAAACCCGCCGGAGAAAAACAGGCAGCCAAGAAAAAGAAGAAACGGGAATACCGGCAGGCCCTTATGGATGAATTCTTCAGCTCTGCAATTCTGCGGGAAGATCGCAAAGGTGCAGAAGTTCCCCCGCAGCACCCCATAGGGAAACAACCGGCCCCGGGCAAGGAACGCAGCTGCCTCACCTGCGGACACCATAAAGGCAGGAAATCTTTCGCAGAGACGTGCCCCCGGAAAGACGAACTCTTGTTTAATGGCGGCACACGGTCAGCCTCACAGCTTATGTCTTTAACCTTTATCGATGGTTGTGAGCATGCGACCCCGAAACCGGAGAAACCGGCGCCAAAGAAAAAGAAATCGAAAAAGGAGAGTGAAACCCCATGATGAAGATTGAACAGAAAAGAATCACGGCATTCTGCGACGTACTACGGGCGCTCGTGCCGGAATGCAGGCTGATCATTGGCCCCGATGTTCTCAATGTCATAGCCGTCGACACCGCGAATGTAGCGATGGTCAACATCAACCTGCATAAGGCACAGTTTGAAGAATTTACCGAAGAGCCCGGAGAAGTCGGCATGGATGTCGTGAAATGGAAGCAGGCGCTCGACATCATGAAGGGTGATGCCCCTGTCACCATCACCAGACAAGCGGGGAAGATCGTCTTCAGTGACGGTCTCTACACGTACACGCACACCCCACTGGACCCGACCACGATCCGGAAACGCCCGACCTGCCCGACCATTAATCTACCGGCATCAGTTGTCATCGAGGCCAAAGAGTATCACGACACCATCAAGGCCATCGGGGTGATTGGCGATAAGGTCCGGGTCTCCATCAAGGGAACCACTCTTGAGCTGAGCGTGGAAGGCGACACCGACCTGATCCGGAAGGAGATCGAGAGCAAGGATGGTAAGGAAAACGCCGTTGCGGTCGCATCCCTGTTCTCGCTGGATTATCTCAAGGAAACCGCGAAAGCCATGCGGGACTCAGGCACCATCACCATCCATACCGGCAAGGATCACCCGGTCCGGTTCGATTTCGATCTTGATGGCATGGAGGCGAGCTTTATGATCGCCCCCAGAATCGAGGCTGATTAAGATGTCGTGGATCTGCCCGTGGTGCGGAACAGAGAACGACCGGGACGATCGGATCGGGCGGCGGGAACCGACCTGTAAGGTTTGCGGCGAAGCCCGCACAACACCCGAAGAGCTCGCAAAGCTCAAGAAGGAATCAGTTGGGAAACTCGAAAGAGAGCAGAAACAACTGAATGAACGGGCGGGAGTCATTCGCGGCAAAATGTCGAGTGTTGTTGATGATATCTTGGAGCTTGAAATCGAACTTAGTGGGTTGAAGGAGGAGCTGGAAGACATCCGCGCCGAAGCGGCCCCGGTAAAATCAGCACTAGGCGACTGGGAGAATCAGGATATATTTTTCGAGAAACGCGACAGGGCTTTCATCGCGATGAATGATCCCCATCAGGCAAAGCTCCCTTTTGAGGTGCGGGCATGCGCATAATCTACGAGCCCCGGGGCCGTGCAGCGGGTGCCTGATGCCCTCCCTCGCAGACCAAGGGATCGCTATCAATATCACAGCCCCCGAACCGGAACAGAAATTCATCATAAAAAAGGACTGCGACTGGAGTACCGCGATCGAACTCGCCAAGCAGTGCCGGATCCATCACCCCAAGGAGCCTATTGAGATTATCCCTGTGGGTGATCTATTTACCGTCGTGAATGTGGTGTCATCCTGACCAAAGAACTGAAACCCGACGGCTGGTATCACTCCTCTGACAAGCGGGTAAAACTCATACACTTTTTCCAAACCGGGGAGGCACGGGCGCATGCCGGACAATCGCGCACACGCATCAATGGACAAATTCTGTGTGATTATCCCCTGCCCGAGGGAAGTGACTGCAAACCGTGCCCCTCGTGCCTGTGGTATTTTATAAATCTATACCGACCAAAAGAAGATCAGAAAGCGAAGGTATGAAATGACTGACAAAATCAGAATAAACGCCGAAGACGTTCAAATGACCGAAGCGGCAAAAAGGATAGGCGTTGAGGATATTTTCAAGGAGATCAATAAACGGCGGGAACGCGATCCCACCCCTAAAAAAGAGGAATCGTAACCCTCACCGGATGCACATCGGGGCATGTGCAGCCCGGCGGAACCCCGGATCAGGAATAGGGAAGTGCGAAAGGGTGACCTGTCCGAACAGCCCCGCCTTAATCTGTTTTATGATTTTTCTTATTTTCAGTCGCATATATACCTAAAGGTTAGTATTCCCCATATTTATATATTTATGCAGAATCCCGCATAATCTTACAGAACTGCGCAAAACCGCGATTGCGGGCAACCCATCATCATACCTCGCCCTGCATCTCTGTTTACATGGTAGCAAGCCGCTCACGAGTTTTTCAGTTTTTAAAAACACACGGCAAATCCTCCCTTAAGCAAATCGTTAAAGGGATTCATGGCTTACCGGGTGAAGTTGCCGATATTCTGGATATCGAAGTTGCCCGGGGGTATATTCGAAAGGATGAAACAACCATTCCGGTTCGTTACTCCGTGAAGATCAAGCTCGGGCGACTCGTCAAAAAAGAGGAGATCGTACCGCTCTGGCGTCATAAGGAGATCGTTCAACGTGCGGGAGTGCCGGAGATCAAGAAAATCCCGCAAGCTCTTCTTAAGGCGTTGCTCGAAGCCCTGTTCTGGTGGCAAGGGAGCCGGGGGACGTGTGTAGGTTTTGCGGGCGCGCTCTACAGATGGAAAAACTACCTGCTTAATACGGGCGATATTCCTACTATCGAAGAGATTAGAGCAGCTGGGAAGATCATTGAAGAGGATATCAAATGCACCGCCGGGCTGTTCAAATATATGGTTTTACCCTCGAAATTCCCATCCCCTCAATTTATCTATGAGCGTTCGCGGGAGTTCGGAGGTGCCACGTTCCCGGCAGGATCAGATACTACGTGGGCAGCAAAGATCATCGCCAATGAGGGAACGGTAACATGGGACAAGTGCCTCACATCCATTACGGCCCTTTGCGCCCCCCGGCTCTGGCCGATGGTCGAAGCCGATTATAGTAAGACTCTCGCGGTGCTCGCACCAATAGCAACAGAGCATAGGAACAAATTTGCCGCGTCGAATGATTTTAACGAGGTTTTTCAAGCAATAAAAGACGGGAAATCCGTGTTCGGCCCTGTCAACTTACCCCCGGACTATTTTGAACCCCCCAACGGAGAATGGCAACCATACGGGGGAGGAAGTGCCGGTGGTCATGCAGTCTTTGCCGCGCTTGTTGACGAATCAGAACGACTCATCCTTACACGAGGATCGTGGGATGGTGACGGGGGTTTGAAGTGGTATTCATTCGGAGAACGATTCTTCGATGAGAACGCCGGTCCGTTCTTAATCGGGCTCACACAGGAAGAAGCCAAGATCGGAGAATCCCTATACAAATCCCTCACCATCACAGCAAACATCCCGGCCTGGGTGCGGGTGGACGGCGTTGTAATTGGCACCACCCCGCAGAGGTTTGCCGTTGAAAAGGGGAAAATCTATGTGATCACCGTTGGCGCGGATGGATATATCGCGCAAACCACGATGGGCGATGATAGCAAGACAGAATTATCGTTCATGCTTGATCCCGTTCCGGTTGTAAAAAAAACATGGCTGCAACTCCTAATTGAATGGATTGCGGCACTATTCAGGAGAAAGTAAAAAACATGATTATTTTTGGATTCGATTTAACCCCATACCTGCCCTTTATCTATGCCCTGATCACGGGTATAGCGTGGGCGACGTATGGATGGATAACGAGCACATCGAATAACGATTTCTCGAAGATCAAGTATCTGTCAACGGTCTGTACTTCGTTGCTCGTTGTTACTGTCATGTGGGAAGCACAGATCCCACTCGACCAGGTATCGTTTGAACAACAGATGATCACCTATGCCGCGTTCACTGTCGGATTGGAACGACTGTTCAACAAGATACTGGATTACTTCAGTAAGAAACCCATCCCGGCACAGGCTCGACCGCAGGGTGTAATGAATCCCGCGATCACGTTTACCGCTGCCCCCATTACCGGGAAGGCGCCCCTTGCGGTTCTGTTCACTGATACTTCCGGACTTATCACGTACTGGCTTTTCGGCGATAACACGATCGGAAACTGGGATTTTCCCGGACAAACGGCGCTCATTCATGATTACAAGACCGCCGGCACGTTCACCGTCTACGGAATGCAGAACTCCAGCACCATGTCGAATCCCATGACAATCACCGTCACGGGCGCACCCATCCCGCCACCGGTCGTGAAGAAGAGCTGGCTTGAACTCCTGATCGCGTGGATCCTCGGGATCTTCGGGAAGTAACGACCGATGATCTTCCTGCTGTATGGAATGCCCCTGGAGTATTGGGCGATTGGTGTTGCCTTTCTTGCCGGCGTAGTCGTGGGAATTCTTCTCATGAAAAAATATTACGGCAATACCCTGGACAGTATATAACTGACCACCGTGCCCCGGCCTTGTACGGACGGAATGTGTAGCGGCCCACTCCCGCACCCGGGGCGTCCCCCTGCATGAGAGCGGCACGACCACCGCCGCTCCGTGTGGGGATAACTTTCGACAATGCAATGCACGCAAAACAGAGCCCCGCACAGATGACCAGTTCTTACCCTCTCAACAGGCCGAGCTCATAACTCGCCCGGGGCTTCAGCGATAACAACATGATCACACTCACAAAAGGACTCGATAATAAATGCTGTGACTGTGGGATCGCGCTCCATAAACGAGAGATAGATGGAGAATTAGACGGCAGATATTCCGATTACGGAGAACACGAACAGGGCGATATGCATCTGAAATTCTGTTCCGGTTGTTGGGGTCGTATAAAAGAGATCCTGAAACGCGATCAGGGAGATGCGATTTTAAAAAGGAAAGAACTGGAACGGGAAGGCGCGAAAAAGGAAATACCGAAACTGGATTTCCCGGATGTTGCAATAGACGATTTCCGGACGCCGGATAATACGGGTGTGGGAATGTGACCCTCAAATTAAACCGGATCTATAATATGGATTGCCTTGAAGGTATGCAGGAAATACCGGATAAGAGTATTGATCTGGTTATTACTGATCCTCCGTATGGGATTGGTGAAAGTACCAAAAAAAGGGAGAACAATATTACTGATAAATGGAAAAACCCTTATAAAAAGATTCATAATCCCCTTGATTGGGATAATAAAGTCCCAAACGACACTTATTTTGATGAATTAATCAGAATATCCAAAAATCAAATAATCTGGGGAGCAAACCATTTTATAAGTAAAATACCCTTTGATAGCCCCTGTTGGTTAGTATGGGATAAAAAGAATGGGGCGTGTGATTTTGCCGATTGTGAATTAGCATGGACTTCTTTTGATACGGCGGTAAGGAAATTTGAATATTTGTGGGTGGGTTATAGAAAAGAAGAGCCTGAAGAGCGCATTCACCCAACCCAGAAACCCGTTAAACTCTTTGAATGGATCATCAAGAACTACGCTAAGGAAGGCGATACGATCTGCGATCCGTTCTTTGGCAGTGGTTCGTGTCTGGTTGCAGCGGTACGTATGGGGCATCCGTTTATCGGCTTTGAGAAAGAGTCCACCTATTTTGAGAAAGCCCAGATCCGGATAAAGAACGCACAGGAACAGGGAAAGATCGGATCGTGGTTTGAAGAGGGTGCGACTGCATGAACTTCGGACTCTTGTATGCTGACAACCACGAGAGAACCCGGCTCAATTTCTTTTACTGGTATTTCATGATCGCTCACTGGCAGATGACACCGGATCCCGATCTCAAAATAATGGCGAGGAAATTCAGATGAAAATAATCATCACTCTAAATACCAGTAACGTCGTCGGAATAAACAGCGATGCAGAGATTAAAACCGAGATCCGGAACGTGATTGAGAGCATGACGTATCGAGGATTGATTTATGATTATGGAGTTGAGGTAATCAGATGACACCAGATCAATTCAGAGCGTTTCAAAAACTAATGGATCGGCAGATTGAAGCGATCCAAAACTTGGATAAAACACTTGGAGAAATCCGGGATAGGATGCCGGTCAAATACGACGGGGTAAACAGCACAATCCCACCGTGGCGCGAGAACAAAAACCCCGGATTTGTGATACCGGCAGACTCTACGGGGCATTCCTGATGATCGGCGGGTTACGGTGCGGGAATTGCCGGGATGCAGGGAAGTGCACGCCGGAAGAGAAGGTAAAGAACGGTGAGAACTGCGAGAAGTATATTGAAGACGAATCAATTTTAGGCGGGAGAAATTGGACATAATGAAGAAAAGCAAGAAAGACCCGGAAGACGTACCAATCCGGCAAATAATCCCCGGTCAATTGGCAAAATCGGAACTAAAACAAGTCCCGATTGCTACATTGATTCCATACGAAAAAAACCCGCGAAAGAACGCAGATGCAGTCGATAAAGTAGCAGCGTCGTTAAAGGAGTTCGGACTTGTCAAAAACTCTGTTCTCTGTGATGAAAACATGGTACTAATCACAGGGCATACCACTATCAAGGCGATGCAGAAACTCGGATGGGATAAAGTCCCGGAAGTCACGCAGGTATCAGGATTAACAGAGAACCAAAAGAAGGCATACAGGATTGCCGATAACAAACTTGGTGAGATTGCAGAATGGGATCTCGGACTGCTTACCGAGCAACTTAACGAGTTAAAGATCGACGGGATGGATATCAGCATTACCGGGTTTGATGAAAAAGAGTTCTCAAAAATGTTAAAATCGTTGGATACGACAGAAGTAAAACAAGACGATTTTATTAACCCTCCTAAAATTAAAACAAAAATTAAACCGGGTGATATCCTCTCCTTGGGAATCCACAGATTGATGTGCGGGAGTTCAATGGACAAAAAACAAGTCTCTTCGCTCCTCAATGGGGAATTGGCAGATTTGCTGTATTACGATCCACCGTATGAGAACCCGGAGCTGTGGAATTGTGCAATACCTGCCCGGATAACAATTAGTTTTACAGATTCAAAACACGTAAAAGAGGCGTTATCTGTCGTAAATAATTATAAGTTTATTTATGAATTTGTCTGGGATACCGTGATCTCATGGTATCTGGATAATCGCCCATTATGTCGGCACCGATCCGCATTTATTGGGCAGGACAATCCCGGATATGATTCAGAAGCCGCCGTTATTAACGACGGAAAACACCGTAAAGAACTCGATAGAAAAAGCAACCTCGGAGAATACACCTATAAACCCCTCCCGGAGGGACAGGTCAGATTAACAACAATTTTCCAGAAATCAAAAGCAGACCTCCCGGCAGAACATGGGAAACCAATCGAATGGATCGCCCCGATTATTGCCGGATGCCACCCTAAAAACGTGGTGGATCTGTTCGGGGGTGCCGGTTCCACCCTGATCGCATGTGAACAAATAGGAGTGCCCTGTCTCGTTATGGAGATTGATCCGGTGAAGTGTCAGTTGATCGTGAACCGATTTGAAAAATACCAAAAAGGAAAGGTTTAATGCTCTTCATGGATTATAGTGTATTGTAGTAAGAACTACAAGGTGATGAAAACGACACTAGAACTATATAATCTGGAAAGGCACGCAGAAAAAGTAAGGAGACAGATCGCCGCGTGGAACCACAACGATGCCGAAGAGATGCGGGATTTATTGATCGATTTCTCGTCAACAAAAGACGCTCTGGAAACCGAGAGGATCTATATCGCCGATGTTGACGGATCGGATCTCCCCTCTGAACTATTCCCTGAAGGATTCGACACAATGGGGTACTGGGTACTCGACAAGAATGGGTACGCCGTGCGTGGTATCTCGTGGGAAGAACACGAACTCGATGTGGTGAAGATCCAATGAAAATTATTTACGAACCGGCAGGGCGTGCACGGGAATACTCAGAACTCGCTGCAAATCTCTATGCTGGGTGTGATCACGGATGTACCTATTGTTACGCGCCGGCTGCTCTCAAACGCTCACGAGAACAGTTCTACAAATCAGCCCCGCGAGATGGTATAATCCGCAAACTGTGTGATGATGCAGAGGAGATGAGGAAAAACAACGATCAGAGAAACGTTCTCCTGTGTTTCACCTGTGACGCGTACCAGTCAATTAACGACCGGCACAAGCTCGCACGGCAGGCGATCCAAGTGTTTCAGAACTGCGAGATCAAATTCACAGTCCTAACGAAAGGCGGGAAACGGTCTGAACAGGATTTCGATATTTGGAATCCCAAACTCGGAACCTATGCGGCAACACTCGTATTCACCGATGAAGCACAACGGTTGATATATGAGCCCAATGCAGCACCGACGGCGGAAAGGATCGCAGCCCTCAAACACGCCCACGAACTCGGAATTAAAACGTGGGTATCGTTGGAACCCGTGTTCGACCCCCCCCAGACGTTTGAGATTGTCCGGCAGACACACAATTTTGTCGACCTCTACAAAGTCGGAAAACTGAACTATATGGAGGAGGCAAAAAACGTGAACTGGAAAGAGTTCGCCCAGAAAGCAATCGATCTGATCGGGTCGTTCGGGAATGCAATCTATGTAAAAAACGATCTCCGGAAGTGCCTGAATGTCTGATGTTGTTTATGCGAACCTCACAATATCAGCCCCTATTTATTCCAAGTTTAAACAAATTTGCGATAAAAACGGGATGAAGTACGGCAAGCAGGTAGAGATAATGATGGAGAATTTTAACAGGAGGGACAAAACAGCAAAATGATTTTTTTTACTTTTCTTAAGGGCTTTACGGTAATCCTCCAGCGTTTTAAGGACACATTCCCTGATAAGGAGATTAAACTGATAGAATGACCAAAAAGAAGCCTCCATCGGAACTCAAGAAGCGGGGAAAAGGACATCCCCCGAAACCATATTACCCAGATAGACATCCCGAATGGGTAAGAGGTATGGCATCGCGGGGATCAACCGTCCAAGAAATATGCACGGCGATGGGCGTTTCTCGTGGTACTCTATACGCGTGGAAAAAAGCACATCCAGATTTCTTAGCTGCTCTGAGTGTAGGACGAAACGAAACCGTCTCCCGGCTCCGTTTGGCACTCCATAAACGGGCGGAAGGATTCACGAAACCCTCTATAGAGCAAAAGATCATTGAGCACCCGGACGGCACCACTACTAAACAGGTCATAAAGAAAGACGAATATTTCCCGCCCGATGTGGCGGCGCTGAAAGTATCGCTTGTGAACCTTGATCCTACATTCAAGACGGAACGAACCGAAAGCGAGATCACCGGGCGGGACGGCAAACCGATTAAGATCGAATGGGAGACCGTTGGGAAATGACAATGCCACGGATCAAACAGATCAAAACCTTTGATACGTTCCTGAAAAAGAGCCGGGCACGAATTAACGCAGTTTACGGCGGGGCGGGCAGTGGCAAGTCGTTTTCCGTAGCACAGCATATTCTTTCAAAGTTCT